ATTTATTTGATTTGTCTTCGTAACTTTCTTTAATCCAAGACTCAATTACGTAAACATCTTGTACTGGTTTTCCATTATGCATCTCATCATTGTTATCAAGATACTTGTTACGCATATATTTTTCAGCAATCATCTTAATTGTTTCTGCTGAGAAAAATACATAATACGGATTGCCTAAACCATCCTTACGGAATATCTTCAATTCTGGGATCATTGCTGGCCCCATAACGACTCTTTTTTCATCATCGGTAGCAAACTCTTGTTTTGACATTTGCTTCTTTCTAATGCTCTCTAATTTGTTTGCAGCCCATTCTACACCAGTTGTTCCACCCCATCCTAACCAAGCTACATAACCTCTATCTTTCCAAGGTGTTGCTTTAAACTCTGGTGACACTTCAGCATTTCTTCTGTGTCTAGCAAAAGCAGCCATACGAGCAATCGTTGACTCTGAGATGTTCTCACCTTTGCACAATTGGTTAGCTCTGGTCCAACCTACCCTAGTCATTCCTCTAACTTCATCACCGTGTTCATCTCTCCATCTGAGTACCTTACAAGCATTATTTTTAGCTGCTTCAGGATAATCATTATAGGTTTCAAATTTAGATCTTGTTTTACCAGTAATTCCCGGATCAACATAACCAGTTATACCACCCACATCATATCCCAACTCTTCTTTAACATAGTCAGCTATCTTATCTAAGTGACCATACATAAATGACACATCGTGATCCATACCAACGATATTATCAACTTCAGTCATAATATCCACCATATCGTCAACCAATACCACAGCTTCTTCGTATTGATGTTCTGTAGCATTTTCTGCTTTTAATACCTCGTATTCAATTCTAAAAACATTATCTGCAGCTTGTGCAGCACTTCTAATCATACCTACAGCATCTTCTGATACATTTGGCATTTCTGATAAGTGCTTGAATAATGCTTGTGCACCAGGACATAGTGCAAAATATCTTGTATGATAACCAAATACATTTACGTTTTGATCATCAATTTCCATTTGTTGTTTTGATAAACCTAGATTACGAATGGTTGATGGTTTTGCAGTTCCTTCTTGTACAGAACGAATTACAGTATTAGTAACCGTATTTGGTTGCTCATAACCAATCACATCTAAATCTGGTGCCAATCCACTTGGAAAGTCACCATCCATCGCTTTACCTTTATTTACAGATGCTTTGTTAATAATTGTAGCATCTTTCTTATATCTAATCTTTCCCCATACGTGTCTGCAGTTATATCCACCTCTCCAAACCAAAGCACTCTCACCAAACTCATTGGTAAGACTATCCATCTCTTCAACGCGCCATACGTAATTTTTATTAACTAAATCTCTACAGAATGTTCTTGTAGTTGATATTACTGATGCTTGACCAGTAATACGTGGATTAAGCATATATTTGTATCTGATCTTAAACTCATCTTCATCCCATTCTGACTCAGCATTTGGGTTAGTAGCAAAATCATCCTTACCGTCTAGTACTTCAATAAAGTCAACAACATATCCTTGTTTGAATAGATCTTCCTCTAATTCAGCTTTAGACATAAGCATCTCTAGATACTTTTCATCTTCATTTTCTGGTATATGAAATACATTCTTATGTTTGTTAAATGCCACCCAGTTAACCTCAATGGCTGGTTCATCAACTAAAGATATTTGATCAACACCCGATATTGGATCTTCATCATCTATTCTTAGTTCGTATATTCTTTCTTTCTCCATACTATTAAATATAAATTTTTGTTATTTAACTATAAATACCTATCTTTGGTCTATGGAAAAATCGTTTGACAATAACTACATCATTCATTCCGATGGTCGGATTTGGTCTAATATATCCAAAAAATATCTTAAACCATTTCTTGTAACAAAGGGGTACCCAACCGTTTCTTTGTATAAAAAGGATTATCAAGTTCATAGATTGGTTGCTGACGCTTTTATACCAAATCCCAATAATCTTCCACAAGTAAATCATATTAATGGCGATAAAACCGATAATAGAGTAGAAAATCTTGAATGGTGTACAAATCGTCAAAACGTTACTCATTATTTCAAAAGTATAAATCCTGGTGTTTCTATTACTAAAAGTGGGACATATCATACTAAAATTTATCATAATAAAAAACAAATTTATTTAGGTACTTTTAAAACATTAGAAGAAGCAAATAAAGCATATTCTAACGCCCTTGGCCTTTATAAGGCTTAGGTTTCTGAGATTTTGGTCCATAAGACTTTTTACCATTAGGTTGAGATTTACGTTTTCCAAAACTGATTTTGTGGCTGTTTCCAGCTGATTTTGTTTTCGCCATATTATAATGTTGATAAATCTTTTAATCTACTTTGTCTTTCAGCTTCAGTTGTTAATTCATTACTAACTACATATGTTTTCATTATCATTGGTTGTTGATTTAATGCTGGATTAGTAACAGCTGGAGCATCTGGTAATGCTTGGCCAACAGCACTATTAAATGATGTTCCGCCTCCCATTTGGTTCATAGCCGATAATAGTGGTGCGAACATTGTTACAGCACCTCTTGTCATTACAGCTTCACCACCCTCAGCATTAATCATAACACCGCCCTGAGCGTGTCTTGGTCCGTTGATCATACCTCCAGACTCATAGTTTCTACCCAAATTTTCTCCAGTTGGCATTGTTCCACTACCTTCACCACCACCACTAGAAGCACCTTTAGCTGATTTTACAGCAGAAGCAATTGCTGAAATAATACCAGCAGCTTGTGCAGCATAAGCAATTAATAATGGTACGTTTTGTGGGAAACCAACTTTTGCTGTTTGTGCAGTACCTTCAGCTACCGCTACAGTTGAACGAGCAGCAGCTTGTGCTGAGAATGTTATGGTTTTCTTAGCCTCCATTACCAACTCTTTAGCTAATAATATTTGTTTAGCAATTAATGCTGCTCTACCTAAATCACTTTCAGCACCTACAATTGATATAATATCGTCTAAAGCTTTTTGTCTAACCGCTACTCTATCTCTTTCAATCTGATTTGATTTTTCAGTATAACCAATTTGATCAGCTAACTTTCTATCATTTATCTCTCTTATTTGATCTGCTGTCAATCCTTCTCTAGCCAATTGCTCAGCATAGTATTTGTCATCAGCAGCTTTTTTATCTTCTAGTAATTTACGTTGTAAATCTAAATCTAATTGAGCACCAGACATTAAACGCACAAATCTAGCATCTGCTTCACCTTTGTCAATTGCGTCTTGTTTTAATTTAGCTTCAAGTTTAATTTTAGCTATTTCATTTTCTGCTGCTGTCGCTAAATCTTTTCTTATCTTAGCTTTTTCTTCTTCAGATTTTTTAATGAACTGTTTATCAGCTTCTAGATCTTTCAAGTCTTGTTGATACTTTACTTGTCTTTGTTCAATAGTTCTTTCTGTCTCATCTTTTATTGCAGATAATCTAATTTCAGCAACTTTATTATTAAATTCTTCTTCTGCTTTTAAATCTTCTTCTTTTCTTTTAACATCTAAATCTTTTTGTTTTGCTGTATATTTTATATTAATCTGTGATAAAATTGCATTTTTCTTTTCTTGGGATATTTGCAATTCTTTGATCTTATCTTCTTCAGCTAATTTAGCATTTTTTAATTCTTGATCTTGTCTAGCTCTTTCATCTGTTAAAGCTAATGCAGCATTTTCCCTTTGTAAATCAAGCAACATTTCATTTGCTGCTTTATTATCTTGAGCAATCTTTTCTTGTTTTTGCTTATTAGCATCAACAGATTTTTGATTTGCTGCTTTTTGTTCCGCCAATTCTGCTGCTTGAGCATTTCTACCAGTTACAATATAGTTTGAATATGCGTCTTTTGTAGCCTCAATTCTTTTATCAAGATTGTCCTCAAGTTTCTTTAAGCCCTCAGCATCAGCCTTACCTAAATTATCATTATAAAGTTTTCTAGCGGCATTTTCAGCATTATACGCTTCTTCATAATCAGAATATGCTTGTTTAATTTGTGCATCTCTAATTTCTTTTTCAGATTTACCAAGAGCTTTTAATGTGGCAATATATTCAGCACTTCTTCTTTTTGCTGCCTTTTGATTAGCATCTAATAATTGGTTTTGGGTTTCTAACGATCTATTTAATCTATCAGTTGCTGCCTTGGCCTCATCTTCACCAGTAGCCATATCATAAAGTGCAGACGCAGCTACACCTAATAATACAACCAACGCACCAATACCAGTGGCAGTTAACGCAGCTGCAAACGCTCTAGCACCAGCTGCCGCAGCTGTTTCTCCAACACCAACAGCAACAAATGACTTAGCTAAAGCATTATTTAATACTGTATATATTTTTGTAATACCAGTAGCTTTACCTATATTTGAGGCTATATCCTTAAAGTCATTAAGAGTTTCACCTAATTGGAATTTTAAGTCTTTTAAATTAAATGACGAGAATAGTTTTAAACTACCTATGGCATTATCTACCTGACCAGCAAACATTCCAACAGGACCAGGTAATAAAGATAAACTACCAAATAAGTCTCTTGACTTAGCGGTAGTACTTTCCATATTATCTTTAACATCGCCTAATTTAGTTGATAATAATTCAAACTCTTTTGTACCTTCTTTAGTTTTATTAATCTCTTTGGTTAATTCCCTAAATTGTTGTTTTAAGTTTAACGTTTTATCAATAGCGACGTCAATTGGTTTGCCATCAACATCTAGAATAAATTGTACTTTTTTAGTAGCCATAATATTATAAATTTAAGCTTTCCGCTAATTCATTTAGAAAAGCCTTTTGCAATATAGTTTTGTCACCTTTTAGTTTATTAAACGGTGGTACTAATATCTCTTCTCTAGCTAATCTTTCTTTTTTATCAATCATTTGTTGGTTAAAATTGGCTAAACTAACATTTGATAAATCTAACTTTGCTGCATCCAAATAAATTTCTATCTTCATATATGTATATATTTTTAACATTGTACTGATGAGTATGCTGTTACAACACCTGTTGATGAGTTAACATCCCAGTTTTGGAAATTCATAAAGATGTGTGAATATCCAGTTAATGCTGTTGGAACTGTATCAGTGTAAACAAAACATCCTGGACCAAATGATATAGTATCACAATCAGAATATAATGTTCTATTATTAATTATTGCATCATTACAAGCTTCAGCAACACTATTACCATATCCACAACCACCATATGATACTAAACCACCAGGTAATGTTGGTGTTGGGGTTGGTGTAGGTGATGCACAAGATCCGCCACATATTGTTCCAGATCCAGTAACTGTAAATTCGGCTAGATCAGCAAATGGGAAACCATATGCAACTGAATTTTGCTGTATACATTCTGGTATAACTTTATTACCAGTTGTTGTATATTGTTTATATTCAACAGTACCATCACATAATGTATACTTAAGCCATCCAGTATCTGTTACGTTTAATGTTACACCAGATACACAACAAACACTAGGTGTCGGTGTTGGCGTAACTGTAGGTGTTGGTGTAGGTCCTATTGTAGGTGTAGGTGTTGGTGTAGGGGTTGGTAAAGCACTAATATTAGCTTGTGCACATACCGGGAATATTGCTCTATGACCAATAAACCTAATCTCAAAATAATACATACCATCACCAAATGACGATAAACCTACTTGAGATGGTAATACTGTAAATGCTGTAGATCCAGAATATGTTGAATTACCTGTTACTGCATTGTTAACATAATGAACCAATCTCCAAGGTTTATAGTAATTTTGACCATTAGCCAACATATGGACAGACAGTAAGTTGATATTTCCAGCTTGTGAAATAAATGGTTCAGCGTTATTTTTAGCCCAAGAATAGTTAAAACTAAATGTAATACCAGTAGTATTTACAGTGGTTGCACTGAAATTGGTTACAGTACCCGATACACAATTATCGTTAATATCGTGAACAATATTGACGTCATATTCGTGATTTGTATTATTTGGGTAAACAAAATTGGTTTCATTTACCTGTGGAATATATCTCTTACTCATATTATTAAATATAATTTTTTATGACATTTAATTTTAAACTTGGGTATCTGTCACTTCAATAACCACGTTATCACCACTACCTATTACAACATTATTGAATGTATAACTTTCAGACAATGTTGTTGGTTGGAACGGTACGGTTCTATTTGCTGTATTTGTATAGGTTGCTACAACCACATTATTAATCAATATTCTCCATCTAGTATCATCCAATACTACAGTACCAGCAGTGGTTTTCATAATATTTCTAGTAATTGTAATACTATTACTTCCAACGTGTATTGTATCAATATTCTGAGACGGACTTGTATTATTTGCACTACTTGTCCAAGTCAAATTACTTCTAGAATATGTGTTAGTACCTAAACCACCATCTCTATTAAATGTAGCTGTCATATTTGTAGCAGCTTTACTAGTTGTACTACTATTACTTGTTGCAACATATTTGTATTGGAATGTAGGCGCTGTATAGGTCGGTGTAGGTGTAGGTGTCGGCGTAGGTGTAGCAGTTGGTGTCGGCGTAGGTGTTGGCGCCGGAGATGCAAAAACATCTGTAATTTGCCACTTATTTGTTACCAATTTAGTACCTACAGTTGTTGGCCAGTTAGTATAAAATCTTAATAGATTGCTAGGTATTACAGGAACAGTCATACCGGTTTGAGTTACAGTATATCCGGTTAATTCAACGTTATCTTGGAATAGTTTAATTGTTCTGGTTACAATTGTATCAGTTACACCAGAATTGGCTATTCTAAAGAATAATTGTGCAGATATTTCACCAGCAGCATTTGTATTTAAAGCTGTTGAATAAGTACCGCTAGTTCCAGTAATTGTTGCTGAATAGTTAGGTACAAAATATGTACCGCTACCACCAAAGGTATACCCACTTATATTTCTACTAGTTGTTTGTGAATTTGACCAGTTATATTCAAATTGACTTTTTTGCCAAGGTGTAATAAAATTGTCTGTGAAAACAATCTTAACATTGTCACCTTCATTGATTGTTACATTATCAAAATTAATTAAAGTTCTAGTATATTGTGTTAAACCACTACAAGGTGTCATCGCACCACCATATCCAGAACCATTGTTATTAGTCCAACTATCATAATTCTTAATAAAAATATTATTTATATATAAAGCAATATTACTTCCAGATCTTACAATTGATGGCCATGTAGTTGGTTGATAACAGTTGTTAATATTAACTTGTAATCTTCTTAAACCTTGTGTTTGTCCATCATTAGAAGTTGATCCAGTCCAAGTGGTAGATCCAGTTAATCCAGAATAATATACATAAGATGCTGGTGTAAAATAATTTACAGCACCAAATCCACCAACACAATCCCCATCCATTGGATAGTTCCAAATATGCATTTCTGCCATTGTAAATCCTGTTGCAACATCAGAATTGTAAGAATAATCTATTTGCCAGTTAACAGTTTCAGGATCTTCTAAACAAGCCGGACAAGCTTCTGTTGAGAATAATTGTCCGCCAAGTATTCTATATAAAGTTGTAAAATCAGTAAACCATCCATTAGGAACTGGTGTAGTTAAAGTTGGGTTAGTATAAACATTTGTACCTAAACCAAATGAAGCACCTGAATAAAATAATATGTAGTTGTTGTCACCCCTACAAGCTATCTTTTGCGACGCACCATAATAACCAGGTACAGCTATAGATCCGGTTGGTACATTTGAACAACTTGACCAATATACTGTATTATTAGACCATATATTTTCATTAAATGCCCATATACATTGATCTGGAAGTGGTGATCCTATATTTGCGGTTACTCTATATTCAAAGTTATAAGATGATGCATTTAATGTGGTAGCTGTAAATACCAATGTAGCGCCAGTACCACCGCTAAATGATATTAACGTAGTATCAACAATACCCATTTCACCAAGCGTATCATCTGTTGTATAATCTCTTCTTACAACTGTATATGTCTCACCGGTGGTTGGATTGTTCTCAATCTTAACAGTAACAACATCGCCAGTATAAATGTATGTTGAATATAGGTTAGTTGACTCGTTATAATTTACATCACGATATTCACCATTTACTAACACCTCAACACTTGTTCCACCTTTACCTTCGTTAATCTCATCAAAGGTCATTAACAACGATCCTCTCATTGCTTCAGGTGAAGATGGTGTAGGTGCAATTGTACCTAAACATTCTTCACAACTATCATATATATCATTTATAATAGGATAGCTAGCATTGTAAAGTAGACGATAATCAATATTAAAACATTTAGTACCCTGTTTAACAATTTGATTAACTAGTGGATAACTTGTACTATTAAAAAATAAAGTTTCTCCGGAACCATCACAATTTGTTGCTTCAAAACTAACTTGTCTTGGGTTTGGTCCTGGAGATAAATCAATATAATTTTGATTAGCTAAAGATGCATATGTAACACAATCTAATGCAACATTAAATAATGCATTTCTACCATCATATCCTGATCTATTTGAAAATGCGTATAGATAATCATTTTCTTCAGTATTGAAGTTAGAAGGCCCATAATCTGATCTACTGATAAAATATACATCATTTGGATCATAATCATGACTTACACCAGAAGCTTCATATTGTTCTTTTGTAACCTCCCATATCTTATATGGATATACAGTACTATTAAGTGTTATGGCATATGAACTTGTATATCCAGTTACAGCGCCACCAAGAGCACCAACCATATAGTCATATAAAATAGACCAGAATATGTTCGTCTTTCTTAATGATGTTGGAACTTCATCTAACCATTCTATGCCAGTATTATCTGTTGGATTAAAATAGGTTTTAAACTTATATACAGTCGTTGAGCCAGAACAATATTGATAGAAGAAATATCTATCAGGATATGTTTTAGGTTGTACATTTGTTTGAATTAATTCAACACTAGTTAATTCAGGATTTGTATAATTATATTGATTTATTTTATTAACAGCAAAATATTGCTCGTTAATTTTGATTAAATCGTTTGCTTTTAGATTTTTAATATCAGATAGTTTTAAATCAAAATATGCTGTTAAAAATCTAGTATTTTTATTATATAAGTTATTTATTCTATTAGAATAGAATGCACTATACATATCATTATCTGTATATGCGTTGAATGTAGGTATACCTAAACCAATATCTGCTGGCTCTTCTGAGTTAAATAATATACATAAACTATCATTATTAAACCCTCTACCATTTTTGTTTTTATCTGGGTTACCCATTGGCATAGTATGAGATATAACAGGATTAGCTAATGACCCTTGTGCATATTCATTACCACCATAGTTTGTTCCATTTGATTTTGCTAGTCTAAAGAAATTTGTATTTACGTTTGTTGCAACAAATGCTTCACCAACTTGATCCAAGAATGGTGAGAAATTACCTAAGTTAAACATTAACTTTGGTTTAGATTTGATGCCTTTATATTCCCAAGTCACCTTTTGTGTATCACCGGTATCTTGTGGTTTGTTTTGTGATGCGTAATTGATACCAAGAGGTATACCTACTTGATTATCCCATTTACGAATTACCTCAGGACTAAAAATTGTATCAATCTTTTTTGTTTGCGATTTAAAGTCTGTTGGATTGGTTACTTTGTTTTCACCATATACCCTATTGTTTCTGTCTTTGAATATTTTATTTCCATCGTCACCATCTTCTAAATCTGTAAGTATAATTTCACTTTCAACAAAGTTCAATGCTGGTTGTACACTAAAACCTTTATCCCAAGATAACTTGTCTGTCCAATCGTATATATTACCTGTTCCAATATAATAATCATATGGTTCTATAATAATCTGATTTGGAACATCAGGATCTGGTACAAACACTAAATCAAATTTCTTAGCTATTGAAGATAGTAAGTCAATTTGTTTATATGAGTTATCTATGATTGCACCAAAGTCTACATATTCACCGTCTGTTACAGGTATTGCTGTACCAACAGGTTGTGGGAAATATGTCATCGCCCTATTTGAGGTTGTAACATTACTAGATCCGGCCACAAGCTGAATATACCATCCTGAAGTGTTTGGTAAGTTAATTGTTGTTCCAGTAGATAAAGGTGGAATGTTTACTGTAACTGGTCCTACTGTTTGACCAATTACATTAATTAATCTTACTCTAAAACTTATTGCTTGAGTTGAATAACAAGGTATGCCTGTACCTTTTTTAACTACATAGAAATTTGATGCTGGACCAACAACAAACCTATCAAAGTTACCAATAACATCAACACCACTTAATGGCAATTCTGCTATTTCAGTTATCTTTGTTGAGAACTTTGTTGTATCGGAACCATATATTCCATACGTATATAATAATTTAAACCAAGGCGTATTAAAAAAGTCTGACTTTATTGAATACCCATATGTCTTAAACATTAATTGGATTAAACCCCATATGTTTAAAGCTGGCTTTAATTGGTTATCTAATACTGGAAATTTAGGTGAGTTAATTCTATATTCCTTTCCTCCAGCAGAAGTAAATGCACTATAGTTAGCAAATGTACCTCCGGTGGTTGTTGTATATAATCTTGTCTGGCTTATTACAGTACTACCACTTAATAATACCGTATCACCACTATAGTTATACCCATTATGTAAAACAGGATAAAACCAAAGAGATGGTACAGAAGCAGTGTTCAACATAGCGTTATATCTCCATTCTTTCATTACATTCAATAAGCTGAAGTAGTGATTGAAATGAAAATCTATGTCATCAAAATTTAAATCGTTTAATAGGTTATTACCTATTTTACCAAATAGATCCGCAACACTAGAAAATAATGTAACATCATACTCTACTTTAGAGTTAATAACATTAACCTTATTTAATCTTAAATAACCTTCAAAATACTTCTCATCATTGAGTAATATTTGACAAGGTACACGTTTGGTTACATCAAAAAATAGATTTGTTGAATCTACATCAAAATAGTTCTGGAAGAACCTATTGTTCTTTTTAGATCCTGGTATTTGTACACCAATAGAATAATCAGAATTACGTTTGGATATATCCTGTAATTCTGCAAAAGATTTATTTAATTTTAATGGTATATCACCATATAAATCTAAGCTTTCAAATGTCTTAAGTGTTGGTGATGAATATTGAGTTGTTGGTTCAACCCATAAATTTACAGTAGTAGTTCCAGTATACGGTGCTGGATTAAACCCAAAGAATACGCTATCACCCTTAAGTACATTAAATGATCCATTTAAAATTGCTACTGGCGAACTTTCTGCTTGTGTATTAAACTCAGAAAATCCCCCAATACCACTACTATATCCGTTAGCGTGTGTAACATAACAATTTACAAAATTGTCTTGATATTGAAACCCATTATCACCTTCATTTATAACAATGTTATATTTTAAAATACCATCACCATTATTGACATTTAATCTGATTGAACTATTAGTAAAGCCAGTAGTACTAGTTGTAACACCGGTAAATGGATTGATAGTAGTACCAGATCCAGTAATAGTTAAATTTTGAGAGCTAGCAACTGATATAGTTGTAGACCCTGTAGTTGGTATTTGAGTCTGTACATTCGTTTCAACACGTAAGACAGTTTGTTGTTGTTGCGCCATATATTAGAAACCTTTATTTACAAAGTATGAATTGGCATACTTACAAGTTATTTTATACTTATTCAGTTTGCGGTGCTTCTTGGTTATTGTCTCAACCTCTGTAGATAATACTTGTATTGGTCTCAAATCTTTATAAACTTTATCTTGTCTATCAATTGGTGATATAAAATCTTCTTTAATTTCGTATACTTGTGGTGACATAAATAATTGCTCCAACCAAGCACCATATGATACACTAAGCCAATCCGATTCAAGAACAAACTCTCTGTCAACATTGGTATCAAAAGTCTTAATAGTTCTACCAATGTTTCTATCAGCTGATTGTTGATCTGTTGAATAGTATCTGTTGTCATATGTCTGACGAGTTATCTTTTTTGTGTCTTGACGGTATCTAGTGAACGTATAGTAATCATAACCGCCTCTAGCATTTAAGAATGCTAATCTTGTATCTTCAGGTCCACAGTTACCTTCAACATAAAAATAAAACGCTTCAGACACCGGTCCAACAGCGCCTTGAGTTACTCTACTAGCGCTATTAGTTGGATAAGAATAGAACAACTGTACTCTATAATAAGCTACATCATCCCAGTTGATACCAGCTGTAAAGATGTTATCAATGTCTTTAGGACCACAAGGTAATGCAAACACCTTCAATGTATTTGTATATCCTGTTGGTGATGCATATGTTGTTCCAGAAAAATTAAGTTGTTGTTCAAAGTAATCTATCTGTGTGTTGCTCTCGTTATAAAATTCAAATACAGCATAGTCCGCCTCAATAACCATTCTATCTCCGGTTTGTCCGTTTAAGTAGAATAATACGTAATTTTCGTCTTCTTGTATAGATAAAATACGTGGAGCGTCAGTTAAAAATCTAGCTGTCTCTGATATTTCTGGTACGCTTGGATAGTCCATTAAATACTGTGACATAGGACTAAAAGACCTATATCTATCAATTGTATTTATGGTTAATCCAGTACCTATAACACTACCTAATTCTTGATCATAGTTAGGTAATATAAATCTCTCATCCATTTGGAATTGACCACCAACATAATTAAATTCATTGCCAGTATTGGTAAATCCTGATGCTGTAAATCCAGTTGATGTTGCACAGGTTGGTAAGTCAGTATAATGATTAAAATCGTTATACGTTGTTTCACCAGTCGGCGAACCATTCAACAAATATGAATAAGCATACTTAAATTCTGCTTTAATAATATTTGGATATGGGTTATTCCAGTTAATTTGTTGTGTAGTTGAGTACCAGTCATTTAACCAATAGTATTGGTAATGTTCTGACTCAATATAGTTTTGTAAATAATCATATGGTCTTACATTAAATCTATATGTAAATGTTGCACCTGATTGGCTAATTTGATATGGAACAACAGCCATTGTTCCAACCAATCCATCATTAACATAAAGCTGTACATTAAGCTGCATTGACGTTTGATATGTGTCACCAGTTAATGTAACAGAGTAAGTCCCACCACGTTGATAAATCATATCTGTAGAACGACGTATCTGCGTATTGTTATTTAAACCATTTGCATATAATTGTGGGTATCCGAATGGCATATTATATTCCTTCTATTGCGTTTATTAAGTCTTCTATGGTTGTGTCACCTAAAAGATTTATTATTTCGGGATCTTCTAATACATTGTCTATTGCTACATCGTACCAGTTTGAAGCCCTTATTCCAAACTTTTTTATATTCGCTTGGATGGCAAATGCAAAGCTTCTACGCTTTATATATCTACCTTTTTTATCTCTACCTTGTAGACCTCTTTCCTTAATCCACTTTTCTAATGCGTCTACTGGAACACCCTTTTTTCCAGGTAATCTTCCTGATTGTACCCATTGACCATAGTCATTCATTGATACTGTTAGGCTACTACCATCTGGTGATGTTTGTGTATTAACATTAATACTATTTTGTAATGAACCTGATGCTATTTTATTTGACAGTCCTTTCTTTTTACCAAATCCAAAGGGGTAGCGTTTTTCAGCTAACGCCTCTTTGAATTTGTTTTCAATAATAGGTGCAATCGCATTTAAGTCCATATTATCTTACTTGTGTTACAGTTGTTATTACCGATGGTATTGCTGGTATATTTCCACTAGCTGCTTCTGCTAATATGGTTGCGTTACCGTTTGTTAATTGATAACCCAATTCATAATAATCATTTGCTGCAGCTTCATCTAATATATTCACGGTCATTACCTGTGCAGTATTATTTGCTAATACAACTTTTGTTGCACTATCTGCGATATTAGTTCCATTCTTCTTGAACCATACATAACCAGTATCTGAACCAGCAGATGTTTCAAATTGTGCTGAGAATTGAATGTTATATGTACCACCATTTGAAACAGTTAATCTTGAACCACTAACAAGTGACACACCTACAGCACTACCTGATGCATCAAAGTTCAATGAACCACTTACACCAGCACTTCCACTTTGAGTTGTGTTTGACCAAAACTCACCAGCATTAAACATCTTGTGACCATACATTGTAAGATCACCAGCATTAGCAATTGTAACTGATCCGCTAATATCTAATGATCCAGTTAATGTTGTATTACCTTTAACATCTAATGATCCTGATACACCAACCAATGAACCAGATGTTACATATAAACCAGTTCTTCTATTTGAAGTTCCAGTACCAGTACCTACAGCAAATACAACATCTTGTGCTAAATGTAACGATGTTGTATCGTTAAATCTACCTAAGAATGCTGATCCACCATTTGTACCAGCAGTATGTGAACCAGATACTGTTAATCCATTACCTACAATTAATGATGATAATAAACTTGAATTTGATGAGCTAACAAATGATGATGATACTGTTACGTTTCTACCACCAATAATACTATCTGAAATTACTCTAGTGCTATTTGAGTTTTGTGAACCAGATGTATAGATGTTTATAGCAGCGCCTCCAGAACCACCAAATACAACGTTATTTGTAACACTAACACCATTGTTTGTAATGTTTGATGAACTAACGTGGTTATTAATATTAAAACTTGTTGCATTAACATAGTTGTTTGAAAAGCTAACAGAACCACTAATATGGTTTATTACTACAGCACCAAGTATATTATTTGTAGTAATATTCGGTCTAACGTTTGTAGCAAAAGTTTGTGTTGATGTTATTGAACCACCTAATAATGCGTTTGTTGATGCATTCAATGTACCAGATGGGTGGTTTAAATTCATACCACCGCCCATAGCAATATTGTTAGCAATAGTTGGATGACCGCCAGATAATGATGATGTTGTAAAGTTCATATTAATCACTGAACCAAAACCAATTATATTGTTTTGTGTTTTAGGGAATAATAATGAACCACTATTTAAAATAATACCAGCATTATTTGACATTATCATATTACCAGATCCAGATATATAACCTGTTTGATCTACAGTACCTCCTAAAGCTGTTGCTCTAATTTGTGGAATTTGAACAATGTTATTAGATCCAGTAATTCTTAATGAACCAGTGTAGTTTGCTTGTACTGAACTAGGACCAGCAGAACTTGGGTTATCACCCCAACCTAATATAATATTTGATTGACCAGCTAAACTATTGGTTAGATATAATGATGTATTTAAGGTTGTATTATTTGATACAACATTTAAGTCACCATTTCTAACACCTAATGAACCAGTTATAGATTCTGATCCACTTATAATAACTGAACCTGTTAAATTCGTATTAAATACATTAACATCAAATTGTGAACCACTAATATTAATAAGACCAGCTGGGTTTACAAAATTAATCACTTTAGATGTACCATTTGTTCTAAACACTTGGTCACCGTTAGTTGTAAAGTTCATTGAACCTGAACCAGAACCACCTGGTGCATTTTCAAAGAACATATTTCCAGCAGATTGCCAATATGAATTGATACCATTTAAGAAAACAGTTGGTTGTGAATTACCACCAAATTCTGCAGTTTGGAAATATATGCTTTGTGCTTGTGCACCAGAACCACTAGCAATTATTAAACCAGTATTAAATGGATCGCTAACATTAATTGTTTGTTTACCTAAAAATATGTTAGATCCAGTAGTTGCAAATTCAGAACTATCTTTACCATCTAATAGATTAGCATTTTCAGCTTGAGATGCTGATACAGCGTTCTGTGCAAAACTTGACGAAATAGAAGCGTCTGAGTTTACAGAATGTGAAGCACTTATAGCATTTTGCGCTTGACTAGCACTCAACGCATTTGATGCGAATGATGCTGTACCTTGTAGATTACCAAAGAAACCAGCAGATGCTGTAGTTGCTCCAGTAACATTTAAATTACCCAATGGTACATTAACAGTACCATTTAATGTTTGAACATCAGATGCTTCATCACCCAAGATATTAGATCCTGATGTGAATATAACAGATGATGTTTGATATATTGTTTGTAAATAAGTTATTGATGCAGAAAGTGCAGTAATTGAACCAGTTACATTTAATGATCCAGAGATTGTCTGTGATCCGTTGAATGTATTAGATCCAGTTGTAGCAAATACAGCTGATCCAGTACCTTCTAGTGTATCAGCAGAGATTGCTGATATTGCGCTATTGGCAACATCACTATCTTGTGCAAATGATGCAGATAAAGCAGTTGATGCATATGATGCACTATTAGCATTGGATGCAAATGAAGCAGTACCCTGAACATTACCAATGTAACCGTCAGTAGCTTTGATTGCACCGGTAACTTCAAATAAACTACCAGTTAATGTAAATGATGCTGATGATGGGCTATTTGTAAAAAAACCACCAACTTGATTTTCATAAAGAACAAATCCACTTTTAGGAATTGGTGAACTACCTGATAAGTTACCGGCAGCCATTTGCACATAATCATCACCAACAGATATTTCTGAATATTCACTGCCAACTAAATCAGTATGTTTTAATCTGATAGCGCCATTAAAAGATCCTGTACCTTCATAGATACTATTAATCTCATATTGGCTATCATAATATGTTGGTAAGTGTCTTGAATTTTCAACTGTAGCTAACTTTAAGTTATCTTTGAATAATTCTAATTCTAAAGATGTGTCACCAGTAATTACGTTTTGATTATTAACCCAATAGTTTGTTAAGTAGTGTGAACCAGTATGGTAAGATATGGTATCACCAGAATATTTTGTTTCAGATACAAATGAAGTACCACCACCTACGATTGTAAAACCAGCTGCACCTTCATATCCCAAACCTTCTTGTGATGAGAATATAACGTCATTAATTAATTGCACAGTACCACTTGGTGGTGCAGCAATTGTTGTATCTGTACCAGGTGTATCCAATGACAAAATTTGATGGTCATCAAGATAAATTGAACCAGATCCAACATATAGGTGTCTAAATGGTTTTGTCGGTGAACCAAGATCTATTGAATTAGAAACAGCTGGGATAATAGAACTAACTAATGATCCAGTTAATGATATGCTTCCACTTAGTTCAACACCTGTTGTTGACACTTTAATTGGGACAGCAGTACCATAACCATCTGTTAATGGTTTTAGTGTTGATGTAACATAATCGCCAGAACCAGTACCGACATTTAAAACTGATTGATAAGAGCTACTTATGTATTGATTGCCTAAGTTTGACATATTAATGTATTATTTTTACTGATATTATTTTGTCACCATATTGTGCTTCTAAATTTTCTATTAGTTGCTTTGTGAGTTTTACATTCTCCAATATAGTAGGTTTGTTATCTGAGCCGTTAGCCCACATTATTTTGTATTTCATATTATAGAAATTTATATTTTATTATACTTTTTATTAACTTCGTCCCATAATTCCGCTAACTCAGACCATTTTGTTGCTGTAAAATCTATTTCAGGTAATACACATCTGTTATAATCAAATGGTTGAGTAAGTGTTATGTTCATTGTCCAGCCAGCTAAAACACTCTCAAATCTCTCCAAGAATGGTTCAACACTAGCACCCCACTCAGTCTCATACTCTGATAAATATAAAACTGTGTACACATCTTTGATAATTTCTAGGGTATCACTCAATACATCTCTTTGGTTTGAATAGTCATCCTCTAGCTTATCTGCTACAATTATGGTAAAATTTAATGTTAATTGATTTTCATCTAGAATTGTATCAGCTGGTAAAACATATAACCTAGTATATTCTGGTTCTTGTTTGGTCTGTACATCCATTGTTAGTTGTGTCAAATCGCCATATCCGAAGCTATTAACTTGTTCGTGAGTATTGGCAATATCCTCCAAGTCTTCTATAATTTGCTTATAGTTAACCACATTTACTGATGTTGGTAAAGATAATCCACTGAATGGTAATACACAGTTATTGTAATCAAATGGCTGGTTGATGGTTACATTTAATGTCCATCCACCTAGGATTGTTTCATATCTTTCTAGGAAAGGTGTTACATTTGGTCCCCATTCTGGTTCATAATACAACGTAAAATCCCCATACTGTGAGGTATATGATTGGTATAATATTGTGAATATATCTTTGGCTATCTCCAACGTATCGCTCATTACGTCACGTTGATTTGAATAGTCATCTTCAATTTTATCTAATATGATGATTGATAACTGATATGATAATACGTTCTGATTAAGGGTTACAGTACCAGGAACCACGTACATTTTTGTATATCTTGGCTCTTGTTTGGTTTCAATGTCCTGAGTAATTTGTGTAATATCACCTATCCCAAATGAATTAATTTGAGGGTGATAGAACGCAATTCCCTTTAAATCTTGTAATATCTGCTTATAATTAGTCATCTAATATTAAATATAAATTTATTTGATTTGTTATTTGAAAGTTTTCTTCTGTAACTCAGCTTGTAGCTGGTCGTGTTGAATGATATAAGTTAATTGATTAAACACCTCTATCATCTTTTTTTCAAGGACATATTGGTGCTTCGTAATATCGTTTGAAGTAATTCTGTTGAGGACCACATACCATCCGAAGACTTTTTGAAAATTAGATGCCATAGAAGTTTCCGGATCTTCCAGATAATTTTTATCTTGGTCCATATCGAAAGCTTCTTGATCGAAGATAGCTGGGTATAATCCAAATATCTGTTTGCGAACTTGATAAAAAAAAACTGAGCAGCAATTACATATTTGACATCTAAGTGCTTTTTGAATAGTTCAGCTCTTTCATTTAAACTATCAACGCTGTATTTTTCTATTTTAAAATCGTGTTCTGACTTTTCTTCTATAATTGGTCTGTACATTACTGCAGCCAATATGTGCATTAGATCCAATAATTCTTCTGGTTTCTTGGTGGATATTGTATCCATATCAATAAACTCAGCAAAGGTTAGTTCTTTCCACGTAGGAAAAAATCCATAATGAACACCATTTAATTCAAATCTATCTTTAAATGGAATGTCTTTAGCTATCGGTACCAATGACATAATATAATTAGCAATATAGCTAACTTCTTGATAATCAACCTGTAATAGATCTTCTATTGGAGCGTCTGTAACAATATTAATTAGCTTAGCTGCAAAGTAATCGTCACTGAACAGGTCTTTTACTTTATAGATCTTAGCATAATTTTCTATGTTAATAAATTCAGGAATTATATATTCCTTGTCATCAATTTTAAATTTAAGCATATTAAACGTAAGCCATCGCGTATCTACCTGTGGCTTTCAGGTTCTTTATTTCATAATACATTCGCATCATTAGAGCATCAGATAAGTCTGGTGACTTACCTAGTATCTTTTTCATCTCTTCTTTTGAAGCTACTTGTACCTTATTATCTCTATCAACATCCTTTAATTTAACTGCCAATAATTCTTGAGTCAAGTCATCAATTAAAGATGTATCTAATAAATTGATTGATATTTTACCTTCCTTGAATAATTCAGATAGTTTTACATAACATTGGCTTTTTAGATTAACAAAGTTTTGGTTATGTAATGGTTTTGAGTTATTCACAAAATCTGTCCCTCTTAAAATATCGCTGACCGGACCTCCTACACCATCAGCATCTATAATAACATTTTTTGGATGCACTCCGTGTTTCGCAATTAGAGCGTTAATTTCGGACGATAATTCAACAGCTGATAGTTTGGTATAGACGAAGCATTCTAACGCAACCAGACCCACCCAAACGATCGCTACGGACCTATCTGATCCAAACCTAGCTACGTCAACTGAAATATATTTTTTATCATCACTATTTGGACCAATTCTAAATACTGATCTTGATATGTCATCAAAATCAAATAAGCTATCAGCATCCATCTCATAATTCCAGTCACCTTCTAATAGACGCTTACGTTGACCAGGTGGTAACGATTTAAGCATTTCTATGTAGGTTGCTGGTAAGTGTGGATTATCTAGTGGTAATGCTGGGACAAAAGCTTTATTCACATCCAAAGATTCTTCTATGTATGGTAGATAGAAGTATTTCTTTAACCATACTTGTCCAGGGTTACACGTCAATAATATCTTTGGTATTAATTTAAATTCATTTAATTTGAAACGTATACGTGATTTAAGAATGTTGAATGCTAGTTGTGGTATTTGAGCTGCTTCATCAACAAATACGGCGGTTAATTCTAAACCACCCAGGCTGTCGTAATTTGGATCACTTGGTTGGTAAGCCAAATCTTTTAAAACTATTTCAGATTTATTATAAAAGGTTATTACATTGGATTGGCCATTGTAAGTATAATGCTCACCGGCTTTTAATCCCATCGCTTGTAACGTCTCAAATAATGTATTGAGAGTGGTTAGTTTTAATTGTTGTAGAACTGTACGTCCGATTAAACATCTAATACCAGAATGCTTAATGCACAATG